AAGACGACGAAATTCGCAAACGTGATGAGATTATTAAGTCTTACACTGTGGACATGCCCTTGGTCAATACCGCAGCACAATTAGGTGCAGTAAACCCCAAGCAAGTTCAAGCATTATTGAAGCCTAATCTTAGATTAGGAGAAACAGGTGAAGTCGAGGTACTAGATGAAAAAGGTACCGTTAGATATTCAGACAAGGGACAACCATTCAAGGTTGAAGACTTAGTCAAGGAATTTCTAGACACCAATCCTCACTTCAAGGCAGCTGGACCATCGACCTCACAGAGTAAGTCAAACGTAAGCCAGTCACGTGAAAAACTAGACATTTCAAAATTGAATATGTCCAACCCAGTAGACAGAAAACTTTACGCGGAATACCGCAAAACTGCTGGAATTAACTAAACTTAAAGGAAAATTATCATGGCTGGATCAACCTCCGCAACATTAAACGATTTGTTACCTACAATCGTCCAAGAGGCAATGTTTGTTGCCCAAGAACGCTCTATCATGCGCGGTCTAGTAAAGAATTACCAATTGGCACCAAGCCAAGGTAAAACAATTCAAGTTCCAATCTACCCACGTCAAACTGCTGCTGCATTGACAGAAGGTAACGAATTCGACAACACTGCTGTTTCTACAGACGTGGCAACTTTCGACGTTGCACAAGTTGGTATCCGTACATTGGTTACCGACCTTGCATTGAACGCAAGTGCTTCTAACGTAGTTGCAGACTTAGGCCGTTTATTCGGTGAAGCTATTGCTACTAAGATGGACAAAGACTTGATCGCTAAGTTCTCTTCTTTCACATCTAACACAGTTGGTTCTACATCAACAACTATCACTCCAGCTCTATTGATGCAAGCCATCACTAAGTTGAAGAACGGTGCTGTTCCAACAGACGGTTTAGTTGCTGTTTTACACCCAGCTATTGCTTATGACTTGAAGTCTGCTATCACTACTTCTGGTTCTACAGCATTCGGTGGCAACGGTCAAGGCGAAGTTGCTAATGAAGCAATGCGCAATGGTTTCGTTGGTTTCTTGTTCGGTGTTCCAGTTTATGAAACATCTAACTTCACTGCTGCAACAGACGCAGGTGACTTCGTTGGTGGTGTATTCCACCGTGACGCTTTGGGTCTTGGCATTATGCGTGACATCCAAATCGAAACACAACGTCGTGCTTCTTACCTAGGTACTGACATCGTTGCTTCTGCAATGTATGGAACAGGCGTAGTTTACGAAGGCTACGGTTGCGCAGCTACTTTCGACTCTACAGTTCTTTAATCTAGGGGAAGACAATGGCTTTCATTAATCCAGGACAAACAGGTGTAATTGCATTCGCTGAATACAGTGATGTAACAGATTGCGATCAACGCCTATTCGAGGCTAATGAAGGCATTGCTGACTCGACAATAGTGGAAGATCTAACTGTTAAGGCCACAAGCCGCATTTTGCAGTTGATCAAGAATACTAATTGGTGGAAAAGATATTATCTTATTGAAGCCAATGAAACCGCTAGAGAAGCAACTAGAACATTGTCCACTGTAGACGTTCCTCTGCCTGATGCTGATTTAATCGTCGGTCGTCAGGCAGACTTCACAGACCTTTGCGTATATCTTACATTGTATGAATACTTGCTACCAAAAGTGGCAGACTTCAGCAGTCAAGACAATGCAGAAGTTGTGAAGATTGGCGTTTATAGAACAAAGTTCGAAGTGCTATTCAAGGAACTAATCGAAGATGGAAGCTGGTATGATTTTAATGCTGATGGCGTTGTCGTTAGCACAGAGAAACTACCAACTCGAGTTAATCTTGTGAGAGTAAGATGAGAACTGAATTGTTATCCGCAATCACTACCGCTGTCAGCACACTAACTCAGTTTGCTGTTAGCCAAGAATTGCCGTGGTCACAAAACGGAACTCCTCTCTATCTCAAGAACATGAAAAAGATTTATGTCGACAGAGAACGTCAGGAGCAAACAACATTGATCCCTACGCTCAACGGCGGCGATGTTTATCAGAACGATTTAATCTGCGAAGTATTTGTAGCAGTGGATGGTAAGAATCCTCCTAGTCAGTTAGATACCTTAATTACTAAGATACTAGACACAAAAAATAGCATAAGTGTGGTCAACTTCGGAACTGAAAGCGACTACACATTGTCTAAGGAAGAAGATGTAATGTATTACACTTTCGAATTTAGACTAAACCAAGCAACAACATAAAAGGAAAAAGCGATGGCATACATCAACGTAAGCGCTCCTACAAGCAACGCAACTATCCAGATCTCTACTGCTACTATCAGCACAACAAGTTCTGGTTACACCGTTCCAGCTTTACAGGACGTAACAATCAACAACGCAGCAGGCGTATTCAACTGGACTCAGTTGGACACATTTGCACAACTAGCAGTTTCAACTCCAGCTACCAACAGCGTAACGGCTAACATGGTATTGGATAGCACAACATTCTTCACTGGCAGTAACGGTGTAGACGGTCTATTCAACCTAAGCAACGACGCAGTAGAAGTTAACTTCCGTGTTTACTTCAATGGTAAGTTGACAGGCGCAAAGTATGTAAGCGGCACAGGCTTCATTACAAACTTGGCACCAACTGTTAATCCAACAGCTCCAGTTTGGGTATCTCCAATCACAATCTCTGTGAACGGTGACTTGACAGCTGGCACAGTTTAATTAAATTAAATTGACGACTTGAAAGGAGGGCATATCCGCTCTCCTTTTTTTGTTTGCGATAAGTAATAGGATAGGAGATTAATATGGACCTAAGGGAACATCCCACAGAGGATCTGATTAAAAGTTTAGAGGCAGAGATTGCTAAATCACTTGCCGAAGTTAAGAGCGCACAAGGCGACCTTGACAAGATTAACTCACGTTTAAGATTTGCATTAGCAGTCTTACACATTATTAAAGAAAGATAAAAAGGAATAAAGATGGACATTACAAATTTCGTAAAAAAACCCCAACTAATGGAAGTAGCTATCAATGATGCAGATATCATTGAGACTTATGGTGAGGAAGTAAAATTCTACATGAAGGATCATCTTGATCTCGACACATATTTCGACTTCTATAGATATCAACAAGAATCTAGCAGTGAACAACTTATGTCCACTCTACGTAAAATCATTTTAAAACAAGACGGATCCAAAGCTATTGCTGATGAGGAAGTGTTACCTCTTGATTTAACATTGGCTGTTTTAGTAAAGGTAAATGAAAATTTGGGAAAGTCCGGAACCAAGAAGTCAGAGAATCAAACTGGGACACATCAAGACTAATAACAATCGGAACGTTGGCTAGACATTATCGCAAACTTCCAAGTGAGATAGTAGAGCAAGCAACAACGTTCGATGTTATGGTTATGGATGTCATGACTACTTGGGAAAATTACCAAAGAGATCCTCAGAATGAAACGAATTATAAAACTGAAGACCTCGAAGAATTAGTTAAAAGGACAAAAGGATGAGCGGAGAAATAACTCTAAGGTTAAAGCAAATTGAAAAAGAAATCACTGCTGAAGCCATGGCTAAAGAAGGATACACTTACTTCCGCAAGGTCACTCCATTTAGAACGGGTAATGCTAAACAAAATACCTTTCTAAACGGGGATACCATTGAAGCCACTTATCCTTATGCTCGTAGACTAGATGAAGGCTATAGCCCCCAGGCTCGAGACGGTATGACAAGACCCACTGTGACACATGTCCAAGAGTGGGTTAAGAAACAAAGCAAAGGATAATGTGCTATGGCAACCATAGAGAATTTCTTATTAAAATTTAAAGTAGAAGGACAGGCAGCTCTTAATAATGCCAGTAATTCTGTCAAAGGACTTGGCAGTCAAGTTGCAACCCTAGCAGGAGGCCTTGGAGGTCTTGCTTCTGGGGTTGGTGTCGTAGGAGGAGCGTTTGTTGCCCTAGGCATGAAAGCCATTACCTTAGCAGATGAGATTAGCGACATCAGTGATGCCACTGGCATTAGCGCAGGAGCCCTATTAAATTTTAAACAAAGTTTAATTGAAGCAGGCGGTAAGGCTGAAGACTTTTCCACCCTAGCTGCTAAGTTAAACCAAAACATTGGTGATGCTGCCGAAGGTAGCGACAAAGCACAAAAGGCATTCCGCAATCTTGGAGTGTATGTTACTGATGCTGGTGGCAATGTTAGAGACACTGAAGTTATTCTACGTGATGCCATTGCACGAATTGCTGCCATTGAAGATCCAAGTAAACGTGCAGCAGCGGCAGTTGATCTATTTGGTAAGTCAGCAAATAAATTAGACTTTACTAAACTTACCGCAATGCGTGATCCTGTCATGGACGCTGACATTAAGCGCCTAGCTGAGTATCAATCAGCTATTGATAAGATACGTAATACATTAGAAACAAAACTTATTAGCTTCTTTGGTGGTGTTGCATTAGAGATTGACAAATCCAGTCAGAAGATGGCTGAATTAGAAAAACAAGCTAATGCTCGTGGCAACACCACAAAATATTCTGGCTATGGTCCTGGACCGTTATCAGGTATCAATCCTTTTGGTATTGGTGCTCCAGCAGGCGAAAGAGTAATGACTGCTCAAGAAAAGGAAGCATTACGTATCAGTCAAATGGATCGCTTAATGGCTCCTGCCCTAGGCAAGCCAAGAGGTAGAACACAAGAAGCTATTGATGCAGCAGCGTCCTCTGGCAAGGGCGGTTACGGTGCAGAGTCAGATGCTATGCGTAAACGCCGCATGGAAATTGAAGCAACCAGCGGTGCTTACAAATTACAAAATAGTTTATTGCTTGACAACATCAACTTCGAAAAAGGTATGATCGGTAAGACTGATGAATACGTTCAGGTTGAAAAAGCACGTGAAGAAGTCCTAAAACGTGCGGCAGCAGAAAGTTTTAAACTTCAAGAAGCTAAAAAGGCATTGGGCAAAGATGAAGGCGCATTAGCCTCAGTCTATGATCAACAAATTGCTAAGATTCATGAAGTAGCAAAAGCTGATGCTGATCGTATTGCCAATGCTACTCAAGGTCTAATGAATCTTAAAACATTAGAAAAATCTAGATTAAGCCTAGTTGATGAACTTCGTAAGCAACAAGAAAAGGCTGCTGACTTAGAATTTGCAGGTTCCAAGAAAGGTAAGAGTCCATTAGAACAACAAGTAATGGATATCCGTGAAACAGCTAGAAAGTCTGCAGAAGAAGCAAAGAAATCATTTACTGAAATATTCAGCGGACAAGACATGGCTGACCCAGCAGTATTCTTAGCATGGACAGATGGACTTGAAAAGATAAAACAAGGTTATCAAGAACTTGCTGACAAACAAATTGAAGGCATGGGCGTAAGCAAGGAGTTTGCTACGGCAGGCATCGATGCATTACAATCATTACAGGATGAGATTAGAGGCGGAATGACAGAAGCTTGGGATGAATATAAATCCAAAGCTAATGATACTTCGGGACAAATTAAGAATTCATTTGCAACCTTTACCTCTGGCATGGAAGATGCACTTGTTAGATTTGTGCAAACTGGCAAATTAAGTTTTGCTGATTTGGCTAACAGTATTATTGCTGACTTGGTTCGTATTGCAGTTAGAAAAGCCATTGTGTTTGCAATGACCGGGGGCACTGGTAGTTTGTTTGGCTTTGCCAACGGTGGACCTGTTATGGGTGGACAACCTGTCATCGTAGGTGAACGTGGACCAGAATTGTTTGTTCCTGCCGCAGCTGGTAAGATTGTAAACAACGCAACATTAAATGGTGGCGGCAATTCGGGCAACGGATCAGGTGGATCACAAACCATAGTCAACTACAACATTCAAGCAGTGGATGCAAGTAGCTTCCGCAGTTTAGTTGCCAAGGATCCAAGCTTCATTTACGCAGTAACAGAACAAGGTAGACGCAGTCAACCTACAAGAGGAATTAGATAATGTCAATACAAAATATTATAGATGCAGCACAGCAGATTGAAATCGATCGCCGTAGAGTAGTTGCACAAACAATTAGTCGTAGTCAACGTATCAAGACCAGTGAGCGTAGTTCCTCACAACCTTGGAAGTTTACAGTAACCCCAGCTGGAAGTATGAGCTGGGCAGATAGCCGTGGCTTCATGGAAGTTATTAGCTTGAATGATCGCGTAGGTGAATATTCCATTAGCTTGAATAACAATTCTAGAATGAATTACATCACTGAGTATCAAGGTAACTTAAATTCTACACAGCTTGGTGCAATCACAATTCAGACAGCTTCCACTGCTTCAATTAGCATTACAGACTTACCTGACATTGGTGATACCATTACCAGCAGAAGCATTACAATGACTGCACAAAGTTTCAGCACAACAACCAGTGCAACTTATAACAGAGCATTGAGTACTTCACGCAGCGATTTCTTAATCCCAACTGATACCTATGATGCAAATTATTACAGCATTCAGTCTGGCGATGCAGTGACAGCAACTACCTACATCTATGGTGGACAAACTATTTCTGCAATCACTAGAGATTACATTAGATTGAATGGTAACAGTTATACACGAGTTATTCTAAGCAGCCCACCTAACCAAAATAGTAATGCTGCCGCAGTGGATGGAGATCATAATGTTGTGGTCACTGACAGCAGTTCCAATCTAGTTTCCAGCAGCACAGTTATCTTTGCCATTGGAGATATCATTCAACCTAACAACAGTAGATATCCCTATACGGTAACTGCCAATGTCACACGCGGAGTCAATACCACAACCTCAGTATCACTACACAGAAGTATCATAACTAGTGAGGGGGTTACATTAGCGGGACAAACTCTTAAGGTTGGAAATAGTTGCACTTGGCAAGTTGTTGTATCAGCATTACCAAGTTACGCATTGATTCCAGGTAAGAGAGTTCAGTATACAGGTGACTTCGAACTAATCGAAAAGGTAATTTAAAATGTCTATCAGTATTCCAGCATTAGATTCAACAAACATCAAGCATTGTTTGTTAATTGATCTACAGGTCAATACTACTACCTACTATATCAGCAATGCCTATGCTCCAATTACTTACAATGGTCATTCCTACACACAGTTAGGTCACATGGTTAACCTAGGTGAAATGCAGGATGACTTGAAGATTACCAACAATCAATTAAGTTTATCACTAAGTGGCATTCCACCTGATGACGGCAGTCCTAACTATATGTCTGTTGTTTTAAACAGCAACATCAAGGGCAGTAAGATACAGATTTATCGTGCATTCTTCGATACCAGCACAGGCTTCTACAATCCCTCGCAGGTATACTTACGCTTCAGTGGTTATGTTTCTAATTACAGTTTAAGTGAAAACTGGGATCAGGAAAATAAACTTGCCTCCAACAACATTGGCATTCAATGTTCCAGCATTATCGGCATCATGGAGAAGCAATACACAGGACGTAGAACCAATGACAATGATCAGCAATTCTGGTATCCAGGTGATACTGGCATGTATAAGGTCAAGGCATTGAGTGATGCACAGTTCGACTTTGGAAAGCCAGTCTAATGATTAGACAAGCCGTTCCTGATGATACAATGGTTGTAGTTGCATTGTTGAGAAAGTTCCTTGGTGAGACAAGTTACAGTCAAGCTGAAGAAGCTGCCAAGGACTTAGAACACCTTTGCAAGATTGTTTGGACATGCTTTCAATATGGTTACATTTGGTTAGCATACGCAGATGAACAACCAGTGGGCGTGTTAATGAGCATTAAGGAACCGAACATGTGGTATCCTAAGGCTAAAGAATTAAGAGAAATAGTTTGGTATGTAACACCCGAACAGAGAAAGAATAGTATCGGTGGTAAGTTGTTCTTAAGTTATTGTAAGAAGGGCGACGAGTTAATGAAGATAGGAGCAATCCAAGGTTACTTCACAACACAAATGACCACAACAGATACAATTGACTTGGAGCGTAGAGGCTTTAAGTTAAAAGAAAGAACATATTTAAAGGATTAAGATTATGCCAGCATTTACCGCAGCAGCAGGTTATATTGTTGCAGAATATTTAGGTGGAGTTGTTTTAGCTGCCGCCATTGGCAGTGCAGGTATTGCCTTTGTAACTTCTGTTATTGCCGTTGGTCTAGCATTAGCCACAGCACGTTTGTTAGGTTTAACAGGTGGTGGCGCAGGCGGAACAGCACAGGATCCAGGTGTGCGTATTCAGTTACCGCCTGCCACTAACAATAAAGTTCCTGTAGTTTATGGACACGCAAACACCAAGGGTGTAATCACTGATGCTCGCATTAGCAACAGCAACAAGACCATGACTTATGTTATTGTGTTGTCTGAAGTTACACAAACAGGCACATTCAGCATTGGCAACATTTACTGGAACGATCAACAATTAGTATTCAAGACAGATGCAGGCAGTGAACACATTGTTGGCAGCAGCATTGACCAAAACGGTTTAGGCACAAGCAATACAAACTTCGATGGATTGATCCGCATTCGCGTATATTCGGGTAACGTAAACAGTGGAAGTCAGATCTTTCCTCCACAGGCAACAACTAACACTGTCAATGCTAGAACAACGCTTGATGAATCAGACACAAATTATGTAATGAACAACCTAGTGTTTGCAGTTATTCAGATTGATTACAACAGCAGCAAAGGCATTACCGGACTTGGGCAAATGACTTTCGAAGTTACAAACAGCTTGAAGAATCCCGCAAGTGTTTGGTATGACTACATGACATCACCACGTTATGGTGCTAACATTCCTACTTCTCAGATCAATACATCTACAAGTATCAGCACAGCAAACACAATGAGTTTATATAATTGGTCGGAAACTATTCCACCTAATCAATATCTTGCTGACGGAGTTACCACAAGCACACAGGTTCGCTATGAACTAAACGGTGTTATCTCAGCTGGCGAGAACGTTAAGAACAACATTGAAAAGATCAGCGTGGGATGTAATTGCTGGACCTCATTCGATTACAACAGAGGACAGTGGAAGATCATTTCCAACCGTGCTGCCACTACCAGCGAATTAGCAGATGCATTTGTATTCAATGACGATAACATCATTGGTGAGATTGGCATTACTGCAACCAACTTGGAAGACTTATATAACTTGTTAGAAGTTGAATTTGCAAGTCGTAAGATTCGCGATCAGAATGACTACTATCGTGGGGCAATTGCTGATTCTGAAATGAACGACTTAGAACCAGCTAACACACTAGGCTTTCGTTTAGATCTAGCCAACAATGCACTACATTGTGCTCGTGTTGGATTGATTGAATTGAAGGGAAGTCGTGTTGATTTAATCATTACATTCCGTTCTGACTACTCAGCACTACAATGTGAAGCAGGTGACGTTGTTAAAGTTACCAATGATGTATATGGCTTTGCGGACAAACTATTCCGCATATCTAAGATACGTGAAGTTGAAGATGACAGTGGTAGCATTACTTGTGAGATTACTGCATTGGAATATAGTGCAGGTGTATACGATGATGAAATATTAGTGGACAGTCCTGACACTCCGGGTTCAGGTATTCCAGTGTTCGGCGGCAGTGCAACATTGCCTGCACCAAGCACACCTACAGTGACTACAATCTCCACAACTACACCTAGCTTTAGATTGTCAACAACTATTGCCACAGGCAGTAGCCCAGTGGATGAAGTTCAATGGTGGTATAACACAACCAGCACAGGTAGCTTTACATATCTAACCAATGAATACAATTCAACAGGTGGATTTATTGCAGGTGACGTTGTTATTGACACAGTGACAATTCCAGCATCGGGCACATTCTACTTTAGAGCTAGAACAGGTGCAAGCACACAATATAGCGAGTTTAGTCCGTCGACTACAACAGGATTCAATTGGAATCCTAACGACTACGGCGGCATTTAAGGAAATATCATGGCAGGAATATTAGATTACAAAAGATACTTAAACACACTACAAACTATCAATGACATTGACAATGTATTTCCCAATGAGCAAACAAACTATACCTTTAGTGTAAATCGTTCTGGTGCACAGGGCTGGACTGCTGACATTGCTTGGACTACATTACTCATTGATAAAGTAGAATGGGATCGTGAGAACAAACCTGTTTTAACCAACAGCCAGATCATTGGTTACTTTCCAACTATGAGTGGCACAGCTTCTCAGGCAGGCACAGGACTTATTAACTTCCCTGCAAATATGTATACTGGACCTATCCTGCCACAAGCAGATGTTTACGTTCCAGTGACCATTGTTAATGTTACCTGGACTAAATCAGGTAGCAACACCTACACGGAAAACATTGCTCTAATCCAAAACTGGAAGCCAGGAGTTAATCCTAACAGCCCATATGACTATGTGGACTTCTATCCTATTGATCCTGTTGCCAGCGTATTAACCTTAACTGGTGATGACCTTGTAATCTACGAGGATGACTTTTATCTAACAGCAGTCAGTGATATACCAATCCCACTTGGCGATGCAAATCCATGTAACTTTTACGTTTTAGAAGATGGTGGACGTAGACTATTGGGCACAACTTATTTTGTTGACCATATTGCACATATTGTATTGAACAGCTTTGGCCTGATAGGCATAGGCAACTGGGAAATCGTTGCTGAGTTTAATGGTCGTCATGAATACGGCAAAACAACAAGTAACACATGGTCATTGGAAGTTGTAGAAGGCATCCCATTATTAGTTGATGAAGAAACATTTACTCCTAGCAAAGATCCTTACTTCCCAGGTGATCACATTGACTACCACTTGAAGTTAGTGCAAAGCCCAGACTTTGCTCCAACTGGTGTTCCTATCAGCAATACTGCCACTGTGAACATTCGCAATGAATTTCCGCCAGCAAGTCCTGTGGAAATATTCAATGGCAACTTCTATAACGGAGAACTAGACACAGCATTTACAGTTGATGCCAGCATGATTGACATTGGCATTACAAGTTCTACAACTGACTACACCATTCTTGATTACACCCTAAGTGGGGGCAATTACATTCCTCGCATTCAAGTTACTAACCAAGAGCGCATTACCACAGCATGGCAACGTCAACGCATTGGCAAGTATGCTCGCGGCAGTCACAACGTAGATGTCAATGTTGCAAACACAACCACTCGCGTAATTCCAATCAACACATTTACGCTGTCTATTTCACAGAGCAATACAAGTTCCTTATTAGAGGAACCATTTACAATCACTGTAGACACAACAAGCTCGGGATACACACAGGACATCTTTATCACTGCAAGTCCATTGGGCAGCACAGATACAAATATCTTATACTATGGCAACCACAGTGGTCAGGGTGAGTTCGATGCAGAAGTATCACTGCTATCCACAGGAACTTGGACCATTGTTGCAACTTACGCAGGTGACTTTGGACAAAGCATCTATTGGGGCAACGACCATTCTTCAAGTAATGTATTGACTCATACTGTTCGCAGAGGCAATGATTTAAATGCAAGATTCATCTTTAACAGAACAACCAATACTGACGTATTGACTGTTTGGGGATTTACTTCGACTAACCTAATCAACACAGTTACATTCCTAACCAGCAGCACAGTGGTTGGCAGCACAGCTACTTGGACACGTGATTATATTGGCACACCAACGATTAGTGTGTTAGTTCAAGGTGGTTCCATTGAAAGTGCATTCCCTAGTGTTAATTTTAAATCAACTAACACAAGCATTAGCCTAATGGATTCTACAGGTAGTCCAGGCAATCTAAGTTCTAACCAAACTGATGTTAGACAAATATTCGGTTACTGGGACACTACCTCTAGAACTAGAGTTGGAGCACAGTTGCCAGGGTATGTAAACACACCAAAGATTACACAATATTACAGCGCATCCGGACAAGGGTATGGATATCCTACATGGCCCTATGATGTTGACCAGGGATACTTGACAGCTAATCGCGGTGGACAAACTAATCCTAACAGATATAGATTGTTCAAGTATTATGATGGAACTAACTATAATCTATCCGCAGTCACGGGCACAAACATCGACGGAATACTTGATCCAATCACTACAGGCACTTGGAATGTAACTTTCATTGAAAGCCAACCTAGTGCCTCTATCTGGGGACAAGGCGTTGAGATGAATGAGTATCTATCTGATTACCCTGCCGCCAGCTCAGGTGCTACCTATCCTAGTGGTTATCAATTCGACTTCTATGATATCTATAGAGATGACGACATTGGAGATACTCGTGGCTATAACGTAGTTGCATTACACGCAACTGATGCAATGCCTAGACCGGAAGTAAGCGTGGCAAATCCAAGACGAGTATTCTTCAATGCTCCTAAGTTCGCGGGCGTTTCCACTGCAACATTCCATATCGACTTAGTTGAATACATTGGCACAGCGCAATGGGTTAAGCCTATCCAAAACAATGCACAAGCAGCGGGCACTGAAGCTAGAGAAACTGTCACTGCATGGTTGTATAGATTTACACCGGAGGTAAGACAAACTAACTTTACCTTTAGAAATCACAAACCACTTGCTGAACAAATTGCTAGATTGCCAGCCAATGAATATCAATATGACGCTCGTGCAATTGGCAATTCCTGGTATAAGAAAATTCCTGTTATTAGAAATAACAATATATTCAGAGACAAGCACGGTGATATTAAAGTAGCTAGATATCAAGCTATAGATGCAGATGATAGTTATGGCATTAAGACATGGTACTCAAGAAACCCTAACGATCCTGTTGAGAATGAATACACAGCATTCTGCAATGCATTCTTCAATACATTTGCCTATAATTCTACCCAAGGCACAGTTACACCTCCTGTGGTTGAAACATTATATACTTCAACTAATGCCGAGTATGTGGACCTAAATAGAAGCTTTGCAAGAATTGAGTTGCCATTGAACACAATTGAATCCACTGCTACATTACACGCTACTTGGCCTGGCACAAGATATCTTGGAGCACAGTACGGTAAGTTCAATGACTTCGATATCTATGCTGAATTGCCAGTTGCACAAATATCATTGGGTGCATACAATGTTGCAACCTCTGGCATCCATACAACTGCCACAGTGGTATATTCTACAAATCCAGTAAATCTTGAGGCATTACTTGTCCCAAGTGACTTAGGTTACAAAGTTCAATACAATGATGTTACGCTTTATGATTCTGATTCTAATACTGATTTGTTGACAGAAGCAGTTGTGGGCAGCACAGCAACTTTTGTGGTAATTGCCAATGACTTAACCAGTTCAGTTAATGCTCCATTCTTAAATCTAAGAGCTAGAGCCGACCAGGCAAGCCACAGCAACATCCTTCGATTGCAAGCAGTTAGAAGTCCATATACAAGTGGATTAACTTATACTGATAACTTAACAGAATGGGCAACACTACTTGAGAAGACATTTGCTACTCCTAAGAGAACTAACAATGTTAGAGTAGATGGCACATTGAATATCGTTATGCCGTTCTTCGATAGAGCATTAGCAGGTAGCTTGGAAAGTCATAGAGTTACCATTGCCATAGACTTTAAGAGCACAGCAGGACAGGAAACTTGGAACACTGGCTTTAGATTAACTGATAAGTGGTGGTTTGCAACTAGATTAAGCGGACAGACAACACCCGTCAGTCTAACTGCCTCAGTTACCACAGCACAAGCAGCATTCCCAAGTTTTGCATTTAACAATGATGTCTACGCTTATAGACTGCGAGTGCAAGTATTAGCGTATGGTGGAAGTAATTCTGATTATCCGGATACTAATACCGGTGTTAAGAATCTTACTAGAGCATTCTATACAACGAACTTCGAAGATAGAACTCCATAAATTGAGCCCTTTAGTGGGCTCTTTTTATACCTTCTATAAATACAATCACTGCCAGAGTCCTTAGGCTTTGGCTTTCATCCTTTAGGAGTATATCAATGGCCTCAGGCGTCCTTAATTTTGCACAGTATCTCGGCGGTGCAGATAACATTCAGATCGAACAGATCTTCCCCTCAACGCAACGAACATTAAACTATAATTACAGTCGTGATATCACTGGATGGACATTTCACGTGGATCATCAGACCATTGTAGTTGATACAGTTGCTTTCGATCGTAACACAGGACAACCTAACTTTGCTAACAGCAATGTCATTGGTTACTTCGCAAGTGGAGTTGTTTCAACTAGCAGTTATGTCAGTGTTGTAAGTCAACCAGCTGGTACCGTAAACATTACGATACCTGGATCAATTTATACTGGTCCAATTTTACCAGATGCTCGTGCAAACGTTCCAATTACCATTGTTGGTATAACATGGCGTGACAATAGTTCCCCAGTTCAGATCAATACACATCGTTGGGCATTCATCCAATGTTGGGAGCCGGGTGTTACCCCAGGTGATCCTACATTAAGCACCAGTCCGCTGTTCTCATCAATAACAGTAAGCTAATATGGCATTCAGCAATTTCACAGTCACAGAAGTTACTTATAACTTCACTGCAACCGTAACAACTCCTCTAGAGTTAGCAATGGTTGGCACAGACACCACTGTGGTTGTGACAAATAGCACAGCCACAGTTAGTGTAATCAACACGACACAGCCAGTTACCATTTCAGGTGGCGGCGGCGGTTCATCATATGACCAAAGTCTGAATACCACGGACAACGTCACATTCAATAATTTAACAGTAGGTTCAATATATGGAGCAGCTGGAGCACCAGTTAGTTTCCCCACAGGCATTAGTGCTGCTAACTATGGCACAGTATTCAGCGGTGGATTAGACTTCGGAATGATATTCGGAACCTATACGAACGTATTAAGTCTGCTATTCGCAGCAATTCCAATTGACATGGGAACCATTGTTGTTCAACCACAATACTCAGTCAATATGGGCAACATATAAAAGGAAAGATCATGGCTTTACAAATTAGACGCGGCACTAACGCAGAAAGATTAACAATTACTCCCCTAGAAGGCGAGTTAATATTTTGCACCGACACACAAGAGTTGTGGATTGGTGATGGCACGACAGTAGGTGGTGTTGAGGTCAGTGAAGACCAAAACCTAGGTCCTACTAGCGATGTAACCTTTAACAAGATTGACATCACCACAACTGGCACATTCAACAATGTTATCACAAACAGCCTTAAGGTTAATTACTGGGGTGACATTACATACGTTCGTTCTAGCTATATGCGTGGTATCACAGGTACTAACGTTGTCATTGAAAACGGCAGCAACGTCGGTGGTAAGATTGAACTTAATGATGGTGAAGGCGCAGGTGTTACTCTTTCAGCTAACAGTGAAACCATAGTTGCAACATTCAACACAGCCACTTCAGAAATCAAGAGCGACACAGTTAATATTAAGTCTAACTCGGGCACACAGCGCTTGGCAATTGCCAATGGTTATGTAAGAAACGACACTAACACATTGTTTGGCAGTGCTTCGGGCAGTGATGCTTTCATTACTACCAACGCACTAGGTGACGACCTTTGGTTGCAAACAGGTGCAACTGGCGCAGTTGCAGGACTTGGTGGTAAGATTGCAGTTAAGTCTGGATCACTAGCAGGTGTTGACATTTACGCTGACAGCAATCAATTGGTTGCAGAATTCAGCACAGGCACAACAAAGATCAGCAGCTATTTAGAAGTTGATGGTAATGTCATGCCACACACTGCAAGTCTTGACTTGGGTAGTGCAGAAAATCCATGGCGTGGTGTTTACACCAAAGGTTTAAGAATGTTAGCCGACGATGGCACATATGGACATATCTTTGGTCCACGTGGAGACCAAAGCTGGAGCACTGCTAACATTGAATTCCGTGCAAGCAGCAGCACTGACGAAGTAAAAATCTATGCTTACAACACTGCCACAAGTGCTGCAAGTTATGTTTGGGTTAAGAACAACGCTGTAGAACTTTCAGCCAATGGTAATACTGCTTCTTTGGGAGCTGATGGTAACTTCCAAGCTACTAGAATCTCAGCCAGTGGCGGAGATGCTACCTATGCAAGTTTTACATCAGTTGGTGGAAACGTAGACGTAGAACCAGATGGCTTCCCAGAGTATCATCACTTCTTAGAAGCAGGATGTTACAATCAAGATTCCAGTGACATTTTAAGCAAGCACTTCCGTGTAAACAACACAGGTACACTACAAATTACCAATGATGCCAATGATACAGTTATCATGTCATTGACTGACAGTGGTGTTCTACAAACCAAAGGCTTTGCTGAAACAGTTTATGATCTAGGCACAGGCAGTGGTACTATTAACCCAGATGCAAACAGCGCAACAATCTTCAAGTTAACCTTAAATGGTAACTGGACATTGAGCTCTATTGCTAATGCAGTCACTGGCACTAACGCAACTATCCTTGTCAAGCAAGATGGCACAGGTGGACGCACATTAACAACTTCCACAGGTTGGTTGTTTGCAGGTGGTGCTAAGACATTAACAACATCGCCAAACGCAGTTGACATGATCAACACATTCTATGATGGCACAAACTATTATGCCAGCTTATCAAGAGGATTCCTATAATGAGTCGCAGAGTAGGCTTAGTAAGAGGCGACCCTACGGTTGCCTGGGGGCATGCCACCACCCCCTATTTGTCTCTATATAAACAAAACTCTAACGACACTACCAGTACCTTTGTTAAATTAACAGGTACTGTTCCTGTGCCGGGAACGAGTTGGGTAACTGGAACAGACTGGAGTCCTTGCGGAAACTATGTTGCAGTATCTATCAACGCCACACCTTGGTTTGCAGTATATCAACGTGATGGTGATAAGTTCAGTGCCAACCTAATAAGTCCAGCACCATTTTCAAGTGGTAACAGCTATGGAGTATGTTGGAGTCCAGATGGAAAGTATGTCACAGTTCTTTCTACAGTAAGTCCTTACGTTGCTACCTATAAGCGAGCAGGCAACACATTTACTAAAATTGGTAATCCAGGAACTGCACTTAGTGGAGCAGCTGGCGGAGTTGCATGGAGTCCAGATGGAAAGTCATTGGCATTTGGCTTAACAGCTAGCCCATGGATTAACATCTATAACTTCAATCCTGATACTGACACTTATACAAAATTAAGTCAGCCAGCAACAGCACCCACAGCAACTTGCTTGTCAGTAAGTTGGACAGTTGATGGAACTAGATTGGCAGTTGGCTATCAAGCTACACCATTCATGATTCACTATGCTAGAAGTGGAAATACATTTACTGCGGGCACAGTCTCCGGCACTGGTCCAAGCACATCTGCCTATGTAGACTTCTCCCCAGACGGAACACAATTGGCAGCAGGTAGCAACACCACTCCATACATACGGTTATACAACCTAAGTGGAACAGTGGCAACTAATGCTAACATGACTATTTCGGGATCTAACCCGGGTGCCTCTATTAACGGAGGAATCACTTGGAGTGCAGATGGCAAGTATCTTGCCGCGGGAGTATATCTATCACCGTACTTCTGTGTGTTGAAAAAGACCGGTGCAGCTACAATGACTAGAGTCACTAACCCAACAACATTGCCAACAGGCAACTCCAATGCCAAACCAACTTGGTGGCCTAAGAAATATTAAGGATATAAAGATTATGACAACAACATCAACAGTTTCGACTTCAGTAATACAATACGACCTAGTCATTCATGGCGTGGCAGCAGATCCTACTAACATTGTTACTAGAGTCTATTGGGAACTCAGCGGACAACTTCGCCAAGAAGGCACTGACCACATTCACCGTGATGCAATCACTGGATGGGTTAATTTAGTAGCCGGTCCTAACATTACTCCTTTTGCAGAATTAACTGAAGCACAAGTTTTACAATGGGTCCGTGATACATTGGGCGCGAACTATGAGAAGTATCGTCAAGTGGTAGAGTTATATGTTCAGCGTTTGGCAGATGACCATAACGTAGAATATAAACCATTCCCTTGGGAACCTCAATAATAGATCATGCAAGACACCACTGAACTAGAACGCACCAGCTTAGAAGCGCACGTTGATTTGTGCGCTCTACGTTATGGTAGCCTCGATAAAAGACTGGTCACTTTAGAAGCAAAACTGACCGATATCGATGAAAAACTAGACCAGATCAGTCTTGATTTCTTTAAAATCTTAGTGGGAACATGCGGCACAATCGTGGTAGCTATCATTGGAGCAGTTGCCATGGTCTACACCAAAATCCTATAATTTAAGAGCCATCTTTTCATATGGATAATTACCCATATGGAACCTACACTATTCACTAACCTAATCAAGGACTTGGGGCGATTCGAAACTAGATTCAAGGGCACACACGCAAGTGATGCACCCGAGGATCTAGTTTTTAAAGTAAAAGAACATGAGCCCGAATGCCCAAACTGTTTCGACGGTCTGGGACGTCAGGTCATGATTGAAAAGAAACAAGATATTAAATTTAGAACTTATTGGCGAATTAAGTGCAAATTTTGTCGTGCATTTAACCGCGTAAATCACCCAATTAGTTGACTATTTTTTAGAATTATGTTTAAATAGTATTAAGAACAGTGTTAGGCCATCACATAACGCCATTTGTGAATCCTTAATCTGATTACCCATTCCTAACATTGTTCTGCTTATCATTGCGTCTAACACCCTATATTAGATGGATTTTTTGTTTACAGCGCGGCAATGCTATTCACCAAAACCAATGATAAGTCGAGAAGCTCCTGATGCAATGTCCGGGGCTTTTCTTTTGGCGGAAATAATCCCTTTACAATACCCTTTTATTTGTCTATACTAAATAACTGTAGCTTTGCCGCAAACAAAAAATCTGTTAATTCGGATTTTAATTTGCGGCATGCTATGTTATATAGCACAAGGTTGACGGGCCGTTTAATCATACCGTTAGTGAATCCGTTCTGATGTGTGACGGCAGCTAGATCCAATCGCTATAATTGGGCTTTTATGCACTACCCTTCGCTCTGCGACGGATGCCTTAAATTAAACACGCTTGGCGTGCCACTAATTTGCATAATCGGAATGGTTGAAATATATAATTTCTTAATTAATCTATGGAACACTTAATGCATAGCAAACAGTGACCATTCTGTAATGTAGTCAATAAAGCACCTGAGAAGACTACTTAAAAATCCTTGTAAGTTGGGTAAGGAAGAGAGCCCATAACAGAAGTCCATAGTAAACAAAATCTTACTGTTCGACGCGACGGCAATAGCCCGCAAGTTTAGAGCATCACTCGAAGGAGTGGTGCTCTGGCTCTTGCAATGGATGTCAATGACTTTACTTCATTACGAGTTTCAATTAAACTTAAAAGAAAGAAGTAATTGCTATAAAAACAAAATACGAGTTAGCGAGTGTTTTGTTTATGTAGTGATTAGAACTTAGTAAGATCTTATACTATGAAATATACTAAACAAGAAACAGATGCTTGGAAAATCGGATTAAAGATTAGAGGAATAAAATCTAATAAGCGTAGGTCTGAACATCTTCCAAGTCCTATATTAATTGTCAATGCCCTAACTGGTGAACGAACAGAGGTTAAGCCAGTGACATATAAACCTACAGTAAAGAAACGTAAGTCTAAAAAGAAGTCAAAATAATACCATTAGCTATACTTTTTCCATCATCCTACTAAATAAAGATGAAGGAAAAACAAATGGCAGAATACGTTAAATTATCACCCAACCACTTAGACAAACTAATCACAGTTCTACAATGGACAGTTGATTACAAAGCACAAAGTCTCAGTCCACATAATTGGAAGACATTCGAAACAGAATACTTACCCAAGGCAATCAATGCTATTAGGGATAATAAATTTAAAGTTGCAGATGTTCACAATAACATTGTCACATGGCTTATAGACAACATTGTGCATTCACGCAAAGTAGTGGATGGGGTCACAAAGAAAGATTGGATACCACTCATCGACATTGAAGAAGTGCAGTCAGTGCTATCAATGCTCAGAGCCGCAAGTAAAGGTCAGTCCAGTTATAATCTTTACTCCAGCAACAATACAACATATCAAGATCTATTCCAGTAATAATAGTCTTTTAAAATGTATGTAATAAATAACTATCAAGGAGATACACTATGGCTAAAAGAAATTACCACAAATACAACTCACAATGGACTTGGATGCGAGCAGTAACATGCCGCCCTAATCACCCAAGTTATTACAAGTACGGTGCCAAGGGCATTGAATGCTTTTGGGAAAGAGGAGAATACTTCGAATTCGAAGCATGGATTGAAAAGCACTTAGGTCCAAGACCAGCTGATCATCACTTGGGCAGAAAGAACAAGCTAGGACACTTCGAACCTAAGAATCTATTCTGGGAAACAAGCAAGCATCGTTCACGTAACATGCCCCAAATCAATACCATGCTTACCTATAAGCGTAAGACACAACCATTGGCTGTTTGGGCAGATGAATTAGGTGTGCCAGCTTACACTATTCGATCTAGATTAAAGCACGGACATACCATGGCACAAATTGTCAAGGAATTTAGTTAATGGCTAGACCACGTAGATTCGACCGAGAGTTCGATCACAATCGTGCCAAGGCTTTCATACGTAGTAAGTGTCAAGCTGACTATCGTGGAGAGCCTTGGGAATTAACACTCCCTCAGTATTGCACATTCTGGAAAACTGAAGAACGTTGGAAGCAACGAGGTAGACATAGTGAAGACCTAGTGCTTACTCGCAAGGATGTTGAAAAGCCCTGGAATACCACTAACTGTGTGATCATAACTCGCATGGCGCATTTACAAGCAAAGAGCGCACGTGATAACGGATACGAATACTCACATTTTTATAAGGATGCTATCAAGTATGGAAAATGATCTTTTTAATAACATATCTAACCCATATGATAGAATAGAAGAACTAGAAACAGTCACTGAACAGATTGTTGAGGCATTGCAAGAAGGCAGCACAATTATGCAACACCAAGGTGAAACATTATTGCAATTAACACGCCACGTAGAGAACATGAGTAGGGTAGTAAGAGGACAGCATACTCTAATCATGGACCTTCGCAAACAAATTATAAGGTTAGAAGAAAATCAATGAAAACAAAGAACACATTAAAGCCCGCATTGCTGGAAAGTGACGAAGTTAAAAGTTATGTAGTTAAGATTAATCTTAATGGTGGTCGTTGGGCAGAACTAGAGTTCAGTGGACGTGATATGGCACGTGATGAGTTTAACAGAATTAAAGCCGCGGGCATTTACTGCGGCGCTTGGGTTGACAGCATGGCCCTTGGTGAGAAAATTTTAACAGCAAAGGAAACAAAATGAAAAACAAAAACGGCAAACTATGGCGCAAGATTGGTTACAGAAACCTCAGTGGTAGATTATATGGAGCAGCTAGACAGCAAGTCTACATCTCCAGTCCCAGTCCTTTAATTTTACATTTAATCAGTGGACTCTGAAATCGAAACAGATTGGCTCCAAGTTGATTCACTTCAATTTTGGAAGACCAATGTAACAGCACGTGACATGCCCCAAGAAGACTACAGGTATGATGCAGTGCGTATGCAGTATTGGATTAGAAACCCTAGTCCAACTGCCACAATACTAGCCCTCAAGGGGGTTAGATTTGGTCCCAAGTGGGGTCAGTCCGTTTGGTAAGATCGTTGTAAAAACACAACGGGGTTTTAAACACTTAGACAGTATACTATTAACATGAACTTATTTTTAAGCAAAGAGCAAGTAGATGAAATGACCTATGAGGAATGTCAAGGTCATTTGGACATACTTCAGAAGAATTACAAATTCGAGAAAACTATTAAGATTGACGAAGATTGGAAGGACATTGATGCATTGACGGACACCATTCTATATCTCGAAGATCGCATCAGTGAATACAATAGTCCAAAGTTTGGAAGTCCCACTATTGAACCCGAATGCGACAGTGTCCAAACTCCTTTGGGCATATTTGGTTCAGCTAAACTTGCAGCCGAAGCACACGGTTGGCACGTGACAAACATTTACTATCACATTAAGAAAAGTCCCAACGAATACAAAAGGCTCATATGAAATATCTCCTAATCATTCTTACCCTTTGTTCATTGACAGCCTGCGCACAATCAGGTGGATATGGTCGTAGTAGTGCCTACAACGATACACAGTATGTTCGCGACACCAAAGGAAATACTTTATACAAGATACAAGATGGAAACATTTACACTCCTAACGGCACAAGAACAGCTAAGATTGATAGCAGTGGTAATATCTATTCTACTCGTGGTGCTACTGCTGGACAACGAGTAGGCAGGATCAGCAAATGAAACCCGTTGAGCGTTCTGGATATATTGATGTTTGGATCATTGTGCAACAAGGTGTGGATGGAAAGTTCCTGCAACAAACAACTCATATGGGCGCCTTGGGCAGTGGCTTTTTTGCCACACTAAAAGATGCACAACACGAGCAGACAATTCAGTTGTTAAAAGGCAACAAAGTCCAAATCTTTCACTTGGAATTCCCATTATAATTTGTTGCACAAAAACAACACATAATAACCCTACGATTGTGCAGGGTATTGATTGAGGTTATAATAGATACATAGCAAACAACAACTGGATTAGAAAATGAAAAAACTTATTGCAGCCTTACTGATTACCATTAGTCTTCCTGCATTGTCCATGGGTGATGATTACAAAAAAACATCGAATGGCGGATATGTTTTTACTGGTGGATCACATCTTAAAGGTTGTAGCAACAAATTTCAAGTTGGATCTAGCACAAAACAGTTTGTAGTTGACTGCATGAAAGTTGATGCTATTGCAGTTCGCACTCCAAACAAACAACGTTCTATTGTAGACCGTAATGGAAAACGAGAAATCATTGAGTTTGGACAAACAATTTTCTATTTCCAGAATGGCATACTCGACGGCATTATTCAATAATTTAAGAAACTCCCAATAAGAGGAGGTTTAAGCCCACTTAACCGTGGGCTTTTCTTTTGGATACTTAAATATCATTATGCAAGATAATGATGCAAATAATCCCACCTCTAGAAAGAAAACAGGACCTAAGCCTAAGGAACTGATCTCTGTTGAAGTAGTAGGATATGAGATCGGTAGAGGCCCTACTAAGCGTGTAGTATTCGACGATGACGTCTATAAGTTAGCTGCCATGGGTTGCACTAACAGAGAAATAGCAGTATGGTTCGACTGTGATGAAGATACTTTAAAACGCAACTTTGCGTCCATTATAGCAAAAGGACGTGAAGATATGAAACAGCGTCTAAGACAAGCACAGATTCGCCTAGCACTTAGCGGCAATGCTACAATGCTCATATGGTTAGGAAAGAACATCCTAGGACAATCAGATAGTCCACTAGACTCAGAAGCTAACACTCCATTACCTTGGACTGACGAAGAATAATGGCACTGAGCGCTCCCCAACAGCAGATAGTAGAAGCCACACAACGATTTAAAGTTGTCATTGCCGGTAGACGCTTTGGTAAGACACACTTATCAATTAGAGAACTGTGCTACCACGCTAGAGAACCAGACAAGGAAGTTTGGTATGTTGCCCCTACATACAAGCAAGCAAAGATGATTGTGTTTAAGAAGCTCCGTAAGAAGCTTCAGCAACTTCGCTGGGTGCGTAAGATCAATGAAACAAACCTAAGCTTCGAACTTAAGAACGGCAGCACTATATCACTTAAAGGTGCTGACAACTATGATAGTCTCCGTGGTGTGGGCTTGGACTTTCTAGTATTAGATGAGTTTGCGGACATCGATCCAGAAGCATGGTTCGAAACACTACGTCCTACCCTAGCTGATAAGATGGGCAAAGCATTGTTCATTGGCACACCCAAGGGCATGAACTGGGCCAAAGACTTGTATGACATGCGTGATGAATATCCTGAGGAGTGGGTGAGCTTTCAATTTACTACCATTGACGGTGGTAATGTTACACCCGAAGAAGTTGAAGCAGCACGCCGCAGTCTTGATGCTAGAACATTCTCACAGGAATTCTGCGCAACATTCGAAACATTCTCGGGCAGAGTATTCTATGCGTTCGATCGCAAATATAACCTACGTCCTTACTTGAAAACAGCAGACGACATTATGTTGCCTGAACTGCATATAGGCATGGACTTTAACGTGGACAACAATAGCTGTGTTATCGCAATTAAATCTACGACACAAACCCTACACATCATTGACGAAATTAAACTCATGGGATCTAACACCGATGAAATGGTCCAAGAGATTAAGAATCGTTACCCATTACATAAAATTACAGTGTATCCTGACCCTGCTGGCAGTCAACGTAAAACATCAGCTGGAGGCAGGACAGATCACACTATCCTGCGTAATGCTGGGTTTACTGTAAAAGCACCCCACGCACACAATGCAATTAGAGATGGAGTCAACGCTGTTAATGCCAAACTCCTAAGTTCTAGCGGCATAACAACATTGTTCTTCGACCCCAAGTGTAAATATAGCATTGAGTGTCTGGAGAAGCATACCTACAAAGAAGGCACCAGCATCCCTGATAAGGACAGTGGGTTCGATCACATGAATGATGCGCTAAGATACATGGTGGATTATCTATTCCCAATCCGCCAACCAGTTACACCACCTTCAACAAGAATGTGGAATCATAAATTAGGATAATAAAAATATGAGCAATCAGACGTTACTTGACGACTACCGAGCGCTATCAAGCACCCATTGGCTTTACAACAGAAACAGAGATAGATGGCAATTCCTCTATGAATCATACGCAGGTGGCGAAGAGTATCGCAGAAGCGGTCATCTCACACGCTACAATCTAGAAACTCAAGGTGAGTACGATGCTAGATTAAAGAACACCCCATTAGACAATCACTGCCAAAGTGTTATCGCAACTTATATCAGCTTCTTATATCGTGAAGAACCAGATCGTGAATTCGAATCGTGGGAAGGTCAACCTGACGTTGAAGACTTCTTAAAAGACTGTGACATGGAAGGTCGTTCATTAGATGCCTTTATGAAACAAACAAGTATTTGGTCTGGTGTGTTTGGTCACTCTTGGATCATTATGACTAAGCCTAACCTAGGTGCAACCACAGTAGGACAAGAGCTTGAGATGGGCGTTCGCCCTTACGTTAACCTACTTACTCCATTGATCGTATCAGACTGGACATGGGAACGCAAGCCAGGTGGCAGCTATGAATTAAGTTACTTCAAGTATGTTGAAGAAGTATTAGATCAGACTTCCGTTGTTCGTGAATGGACTAGAGAAAGCATTAAGACTTGGATACTAGATGACACTAAGAAAGAAGCTTACCTTGAAGTCGAAGAGATTAACTTCCTAGGCAAGATACCGGCTATCCTAGTCTACAACCAACGTGGCATCAGCAAGGACATTGGCATTTCTGATATCTCTGACATTGCTGACTTACAAAGACAAATCTACAACTTGACTTCAGAGAATGAACAAAGCATTCGAATGGATGGACACCCTAGCTTGGTTGCACCTAGCTCTGCACAATTAGGTTCAGGTGCTGGCGCTATCATTCAACTACAAGAAGGCAGTGATCCAGGATTGAATCCATATTACTTAGAGCACGGTGGTAACGGTGTTGCCAGCATTCACTCTAGCATTGACAAGTTAGTTGAAGCTATTGATCGCATATCCTTCACAGGTGGCGTTCGTGCTACTGCTACACGCACAATGAGCGGAGTTGCAATGGAAACTGAATTTCAATTGTTAAATGCCAAGTTAGCTGAAAAGGCTGACAACATGGAATTAGCCGAAGAACAGATTTGGAAGTTGTTTGCCCTATACCAAAACAAAGTATGGGAAGGTGAAGTAGAATATCCTAGTTCATTCAACGTTCGTGACACACAACGTGAGTTTGCACAATTAACACAGGCCAAGTCTGCTGCCACTGATCCACGTGTTCTTACATTGATTGATCATGAGATTGTAGAATTGCTAGGTGAAGATCCTACATTAGTTCTAGGAACTACAGAATACTTGCCAGCTGAACAACTTCCTGCAGAGGAGCCATTCGAGCCACACACTATGATTGACCTAGTAACTGGCACAGAATATATTGCTCGCACTGAACAAGAACACTTAGACTATGCTGCTCTAGGATATGTTCACAAAGAGGAATAAGGAGATATCATGAGAGCACTACCCCTAAGAGGTTCTAGAACTAAAAAGAATCGCAACAAACCACCGAGAAAATAATATGCCCATTCACAAAGCAAAAGGACCCCGAGGTGGCAAGGGGTGGCAATATGGCACGCAAGGTAAAGTATATCCTAATCGAGCAGATGCTGTTCGCCAAGCTCAGGCTATCAAGATTAGCCAGGCAGCCGCAAAAGCAAAACAGAAAGGAAAATAAATCATGACGGATGAAGAAATCACCGCTTTAGATGCGCTGAAGTTTCAAACATTAGGAACAGGCCCTACTGCAACCACTAGCACTGCAATCATGCAACAAGAAGTGAGAGTCATAGGAATCAAGGCCAATCACTTTATCACAACCAATGGTACCATAGCTACCACAAGTAGTTTTGTAGTACCCGAGGGAACTATTATCAAGGTTAGAATCGAACTAGGTCAACGAATTACTGCAATCACAGATGGCGGCAATGGACACTTGACCATAGCATATTGATTAAAAAGCCGGCAAATAATACCCTTTATTGATCCATTCAATAAATATCAACACTGGCATAGTCATTCCGATTGTGCCAACTTACTTTAACAAAAGGCGATGCGACGATGTCAGACAATACATTGGCTAACGAAGATACTGGATCTTCTGAAACAAACCAGGCACAGTCAGTAAAAACTTACACGCAAGAGGAAGTTGATAATATGATGGCTCGCACCAAAGGTGCTATCCAAAAGAAATATGAAAAGACTTTTGCAGAACTAGGTGATATTGACGAACTACGTCAACTCAAGGTAGAAGCAGAATCACGCAAATTGGAAGACCAAAAGAAGCGTGGTGAATACGATAGAATTATCGCAGAGCTAGCTGCTAAGAAAGACGACGAAATTCGCAAACGTGATGAGATTATTAAGTCTTACACTGTGGACAT